CGTGCAACAGCCACATGAGCCGCACGATCCGGCGGGTCACGTCGAGGCGGGCCACTACGCCACCGCCTCACGCAGGACCGCGCCGATGTTGTCCATCGTGGACACCGCCGCCGTCTCCTGATCGACCTCGGCTAGAAACGCCAGCGCCTTCCGTTCGTACTCCGCGATCTGCCCCTCATCCCGCGCCACGCGCACGCGGAACAGTTGCAGGTTCGTCGGGAACCTGTCATCGAAGCTCACGAAATCCGCCCACTGCGCGCCGGCGATCCAGAGGTTGTGCGTCACCTGGGCCAGATGTTCCGCGGGCATCGTACCGGCCCGCAGATACCGCAGATGTGTGGCCGACTTCGGGCACTTCAGCTCCACGATCCCCTCGAAGTCTCCGATGTGGCCGTCGAGCGAACACCCGGCCTGGTGGTCGGCGTGCGCCAGAAAGCCAGAGCGATGCACAAGGTTGCCCGTGATGCCCTCATAGGCCGCGAAGGCGACAGGCTCTAGGTCGATCCCGCGTTGCATGGCGACGTTCACAAACCCGTCCTCCTGTAACTGGCCGGTGAGTCGTTCGCAGACGAGCTGCAGCCGGAGATCCCGCCGCGCCGCCGCTTCCCCGCTCTTGATCGTGGAGAGCATGTCACCAGCGCGTGATCCGGTGAGACGCCCCAAACGGGCCGCAAACCACTCAGGCGACCGCTGCTCCGCGTCGATGATGGCGACGTTATGCACTGGCCTTCACCTTCGCGGCTTTGGCCTTCAGGGCCTCCCACTTCGCGCTGTCGGTATCCGTGAGGTGCTTCCGCAGGTAGGGCTGCGACTTCGACCACGCCGCCTTGAGTGCCTCGGAGCCGTTGTCTGCGACGGCCTCCAGGTCGGATAGCCAATCCTCAAATCCATCCGGCGCCTTGGCGACCGCCTTCGGGCCTGTCGCAGGCGTGGCCGCCGCGTTCGCGTCGTCGTCCTCATCGGCCGCGATTCCGCAGATGGCCGAGAGGCTGTACCGCCGCGCGTAGGTAATCGCGCTGCCCATCTTCTGCATGTCCTGCCCGGCCGGAATGGAACAGGCGCTCTCAATCCACTGCCCCGAGACGTGGATCAGGCGCGTCATGACGACGTTCTCCGCCAGGGCCTGCACGACCGCGATCCCGTTCGCGGCCAGTACCGGCACGACGGTGTTTCGCACTTCCGCCAGGTCCGCGAATTTGCTTTTGAAGTGGGGATTTGTCTTGTTGAGCGCGGCATTCTTCATGGACGCTTGGGCCTTCACCAGCGCCGATGCGATCTCGTTGAGCTGGTCAGATGTGTGCATCACGTCCTCCGTCGTATCTCCACGACAATTTCGGTCTGCTCGTCCAGCGCGGCAAGGGTCTGAATCAAAGGCCAGCGCAAGGCCTCCAGCGCGAACAGCCGATCCATCTGCGGCCGTCGCCCCCCGCTGAGCCACTTGCCAAACTCCGCATCGTCCACGCCGGCGTTAGCTGCAGCTTCCTTGTTCGACCACCCCACAATCGCCACCGCCCGCTGAATCGCGCCGCCGATCCGCGCGTTCCACTCGATGTCCGGAATCCGGGCCATGCGCTTCTTGCCGATGTCCGGCAAAACGGGATGACGCGACGCGGGCTGCTGCACCACACTGCTCGGCATGGCGCTACCGCCCTTCCCCGCTCGTGAGCCGCGCCCCGATCACCCCGAGCTGCCACGCCCCCGCCAGATCCCCGCCCGCAATGGCCCGCGCCACCGTGGAGAGCGGGCCACCTTCCTCCTGTGCCAGCCTGCGGTCGCACTCGGCACAGATGCCGTGCGAGATGCCCGCGTGGCGCGTCCCCTCCACGACGACGCCCTGGCACCATGCGCAAATCACCCGCAGGACCGGCTTGAGGCCATTCGGGAGGGGCTGCACGAAGTCATCGCCTGCCTGGACCGGCTCGAAGATTTGAGGAAGCGTGGCGAGGGCGCGTGAGAGGCGTGGCATTAGCCCAGCTCCTTGTCGAGTCCGTGTTGAATCGCCAGCCGTGCCAGTGCCCGCTGCCGCTGCTGGTAGGCTCGCTGGTAGGCCCGCACCTTCGCCTTGAACTCTGGCTGCTGCCGATAGGCCATTTGGTGGGCCCTGACCTCTGGCCGCTGCGCGTAGGCCTTCTGGTAGGCTCGAAGCTTGGCCCTCACCTCTGGCCGCTGCCGGTAGGCCCGAAGGTAGGCCGCGTGTGCCTTCTTGCAGATCCCACAGCGGCATTCGTTATTCACGTAGCCAGTCAGCCCGTGCGTGAACGCCATCTAGCTGGCCTCCCGCATCGATCCGAAGAAGTCAATCTGCTTCTGGCGATCCGCCGCCCGCACCTTCTCCCGCTGCTGCCGCCGCATCCGCGACGAGTACTCCGAGATCGCCGCCTTGCACCGCAGGCACCGGCAGCCGTAGGCCTTGTACCCAGACCTGGTGCCATGCGCCTCCAGTGGCACCTCACGCCCACGCGGACGCAGCACCGGCTGGCCGACGGGCTGGTACGGCTGCCTAAGCTGCTGCTGGATGCGGAGGATCTGGGACTCGAAGATGGCGGAGAGGGGCAGCATGGCTAGGCGCCACCCCTTAGAGTCCGCCCGCAATAATCTCTCGCACTGAGAGCTTGCGCCCCGGTGCCGTGTTTCCGAGAAACGACACCCCCCACAGCAGGGATGACAGGCCCGCCGATTCGAGCACTGCACGAAGGGGGTACGCGACCCGCATTACACATGGGAGGTATCCCTTTCCGACGAACTCGTATCCGCGTCCGTCGTGACGGGCGGCTCGCCGCCTATCCCCAATTCGTCATCGCTCGCAGGAGGGGCATCGGGCGCCGTCGTAATGAGGGCCTCTGCGGTTCTTGCGTAGACATAGGTGCGCCCCATGTTGTGCGGGCGCACGCGATGCAGGCGCCCCACGTCTGTCATGGCCTTGCATTTCAGGCTGACGAGCGCGGTGCTGACCTTTATGTGCGCAGCCAGATCCTTCACGCTGCGCGGCTCACGGATAGCGAGCGCCGCATAGATGTCGTTGGGAACCGATCCGGCCACGCGAATGTCGCGCCGGTAATTCGTGCGGATGGGCCGACCGGGCCGCGAAGGCGCTCCTTGCAGCGCCAGCTTGACGCGCTCAAGCTCTGTGTCGATTTGGCTGACTTCGCGCAGCAGATCGGCTCGGCGCTGAATCAACTGCTCGACGGAGGTGGTAAGGTTGGTATTCACACCCACCACCACACACGCGCCACTTTGCAGACTGTAGATTCTGCCAGGGCCTCGAAGTACACGTTATGTAAATATATTGGCATTGTGGTTTGCACTCGGTCAAGCCGTGCGTTTCTTCGCATCGTCCGATCCGGCCATTCCCGATTTGTCCTCGCCATCGGACAACCACGCCTCAACCGGGATCCCCGTCTTGCGCTCCATGATGATGGCGTTGTCGAGTCCAGGTGTTCGCTTGCCGTTCACGAGGTGCGACACAAAGGTTTCATCGAATCCCAAGTAATCAGCGGCTTCTCTTTGTAGAAAGCGCCGCCGGTGCATCCAATCCCGCAGCTGATCTGGCCCCGACTTCATGGCGAAAGACTAGAATGGCCGTTGGCAGCCTGTCAATGGCTTTTTCTAGTCAATCTGCTTATGTGTTTCCAAGATGCTATGCGTTTGGGTGATAGCGTGGACGCGCGAAGCCATGAAAGCTAGTTATTTGTTCAAGAAAAACGTCGAAACACTATTGCGGGCGCGCGGGCACTCCCGACACGAGCTGGCCTTCTATTGCCGCCGTTCCGATGCGTGGCTCTCCAAGATTCTTGGCACATCAGACCGAAACTTGCCGCTCAAGTATCTCGACCGTATAGCGGATTTTTTCGGTCTGGCCGCGTACCAGCTCTTTCAGCCCGGCATCTCGCCCCTCACCGAACGCCGCAAGGGGAAGGAGCGCCGCAGCGGGCAGGACCGGCGCATCTCCGCCCGCAACCGTCAGCTCCCTGCGACCCCCATCAGGCAGATCGACATCACCCCAGACGAGGAGGCGTTACTCGCTGCCTTGCGGAACCTGAGCCACGAGGAGTACCTCCGTATCCGCCATTGGGTTCAGATCAAGAAAGTGCCGCCCTAGCCGTGGTACACTCCACCTTTATGCGGAGCGTGCTGCTCCTGGTAGTCCTGCTGGTCGGCTGCAGCGAGAGCCGTCCCCTACAGGCCCCCATCGGCCCCACTGGGCCATCGTCGGTTCCATCCTCATCGGGCTGGACGCTCTCGGGTACCGTCGTCGCCACGCAGAATGCCGCGCCCATTCGTGGAGCTACCATCGCCCCCTTTGGCGTGACCACGAATGACGCGGGCACCTTCTCAGCTTCCGGTACTGGCGTTCGAGCGCCGCGCCTGACCATTGAGGCGCCGGGCTACCTGACCCGCTCGACCGGGCTGAGCACGCAAGCGGCTGAGCCTCGCTTTGACCTGATCAGCCTGTCCGGCTTCTCGCTGGACTTCTACCGGGCCTTTGTACGCGACAGCACGAGCGGCACAATGCGCCCGCTACGGCGCTGGACGGACATGCCACGGCTTTACATTCGGCGCGTGGACGAAGCCGGGCAGGCCGTAGACTCGGCGCTCATTAGTCTGGTTGAGCGTGTGGCGCGTGAGACGGCTACCGATTGGGGCGATCGCTTTGGATTTGCAGCCATCGAGAGCGGCACTGAGACACGCGAAGGGAACTCCGCATGGGTCACCCTGAAATGGTTGAACCCTCCAGAGAGCGGCCTTTGTGGGCGCGCACAAGTCGGCACACCGGGCGGCCACATTGAACTGAACCACTTAGGCGATAACTGTCTCGTTCGCGGAGGGCGCGGAGTTGAGCCAGGAACCGTACGACACGAGATCGGGCACGCTTTCGGCTTCTATCACACGGGCGATGACCAAGACCTCATGTCTGGGAACACTTGGACAAACCCTGATCGCCGCCCATCCCCCCGCGAACGCTATCACGCCGCCTTGGCCTACACCCGCCCTCCAGGGAACACCGACCCAGACAATGATCCGGTCGGGCATGTGTTCTCGGTTAGTGGGGAGGGCGTGGTGGTGGTAGATTAGTGGCGATGGAGCGCCGCGCCTTCCTCCCCCTCTGCGATCACACCGGACGCATCGATCCGTTTGTGATCGGCACCGCGATACTCATCGTGTTCGGCGTGCTCATCGTGAGCGGCATCATCATCGTGACCTACTGAGATGGAGCGCCGTAGCTTCCTCGCCCTGCTCGCATGACTGAGAAACAGTGCAGCGCGTGCAGGCAAGCCCGACTACCGACGTAGGTAGGTTTGTGGGGCGGGGACAGCAGCCTCGCAGGGGGGCGAAGGCCCCTACGTCCCAGCTCGCCAGCCCCGCCCGCACCTCAATCTGGCAAAAAGATGAGACGTCCTGTTCTGCCCACTAGCTCACGCGCGAGCGGACAGGCCTCCCCCTTCGGATGCAGGACCAACATGGCGCCTAACCCGATCTGGAAATAGCACGTCTCGATCTCCATGTCAGTCCCGCCAATGCGCCCCACGGCCAGCGTCCGCGCGTTCAGCCAGTTTGATGGCGGATCGATGGCGTGCGCCTCGATGGCGCCCCAGAAGCCGAACAGCGTGCCCACAAAGGCCGCGAGGATGATGTCGGCTCGCGTCATCTAGTAACCTGCTGTGGAGGCGACTCGGCGCGGTACCCGATGGACTGCTCGGGATTGACGTTCCACATCGTGCCGTCCTCGTCGCGCACGGTGAGCCACCCGTTCTTGTAGACCGTACGAACCTCAAGGGTTTCCACGTAGCAGGGATTGAGCGGTTGCGGCGACACGACCTGCGGCGCCCACTCCGGCCAACAGGACCAGACGACGAGGTACCGCTGGCCCACGATGAACTGCGGGGCTTCCTGGGCGGAGATTGGAAGGAAGATCGTGAACCAGAGGATCACCACTCCGACCGCACCCCAGAGGCCGAGGTGGAGCGCCGCCGAGAAGACCTTCCTTGTCACAGTAACACCTCCGCCTGGCGCTTCCACCGCGTACAGATGTCGCGTATCCCGTAGCGGTCGAGTGGCCCGTCCCCGAACCCGTCATTGAGCTGGTACAGCGTGGCGAAGGCCGCGCCCTGCTCTGACCAGAACTGGAACTCCGCGCGGATCGCCTCATACGCCTCGTCGTCCGTCAGCGCACGGCACCGCTTCCACCACCAGAACCCGCGACACACCTTCGCGGTGTGGAACCCAAACTCCGACACGCCGAACTCCCTGTCCCCGATGGTGCGCCGCAACTCCTCGACTTCCTCTTCCCTCGTGCGCCCCTCGTGCCCTTGCGCCTGCAGCCATGGGCGATGCGGATACCAATGCACCGAGACACGGTCGGGCAGCGCGTCCGCAATCGCGCTGAGATAGTTGAATCCCCGGTCGATCAGGTTGCTCACCACTCCGGCCCACAACTCCAGCCCATAGAAATTACACGTCGCCCGCATCCCGTAGAGTAGGTCACGATAGATAGCCGGGGTCGGGCCTTCGATGTCCGGCTCGTTACGCAACTCAACAGCGGTGCCCTGCGGGAGCCACGCACACGCACGACCGTCTAGCAGAATGACAAGCGGCCACAGGCCCGCGTCGAGCACCTGGTCAAGGAGCGCCTTCATACCGGCGAGGTCCCAAATGCCCTGCGCGTCGATCCGCACGCCGTCGAAGCCGAGGTGCTTGATCGCGCGGCAGTCCATCGGCGTGATGGGCTCGTTGAAGATGGCTTGAAGGAGGTGCTTCATGCGCCCGGCATCAGCCGCCGATCTTTTTCTTATAGAGCTCGACCGCCAAGAACAGCGCGCCGCGAGCGATGTTCTCAGGCACATGCTGGTTCGTACGTAACTGCTGCACGACCCATTCGGCCCGTTCCTCATTCGTCTGGAAGTCCACTTGGGCCTTCGCCACGTAATGCAGCGCGATGTCCACGAGGAGATCCGTCAACCCGCGCTGCTCCGCGAACCGCAAGGCGGCGAGAATGCCCTTCCCGATGCCGACGAAGGCACGGCCGATGGCGCGGAAGATGTTCATGGCTGCGTCTCCGATGGAGTGCGATTTGGCGTCACGTAGACCGCGACCCACACCAAGACGCCCGCAACGATGTACTCCAAGTTCTGCTGTTGCGTGTCCGGCAGCGTGGTCATACCTGGCACGAAGGTCACAATCAGGTACGTCACGAAATCCGAGAGTGCGGCGGCGAATCCGCCGGCGACGGCTTTAGCTGCGCCCATGCGTTACCGACCTTCCTCGCTGCGATGCTGCAGCGAATAGAGAATGAAGTGCTGATTGATGGCTCGCATTTCGGCCGTCAGGAGTTCCAGTTGCTTCGCTTGGGCCTGAATCTGTTCCGTCAGCGTGCCGACGCGAATCCCCGCCGTGAGCACGGTCCCCAGGAGCCCCACGAGCATCACGATCAGGCCGACTTGTTCCTTGCTCACGTACTAGTCCTCTCCGGTATCGGCGGAACGGTTCGGATTCCGCTGCACGTTGGCGTTCGCGTCCACGCGGGCATACACGTCTGAATCGGTCCCGAGCACGATCCAGCCCTGCGCCCGCGCCACAGGGAGTGAGGATTCTGGAATCCGCATTGGGTGTCCGATGAGCCTCGACGAGCGTCCCTGCCAGGTCTCGATCTGATCCGGGTGATACGCCACGGCCCAGCGCATGTCACGCAACCCTCGGCTCGGCAGGCGTGACAGACTCAGGCGGGAAAATGGTCCCCTTCTTCCGTTGGACGTGGAGATGTGGCCCGGTCGCGTCGACATTGACGTAGGCGATCGGTCGCAGTGTCGGATCACTCGGCACCTTCGGCACTTCGTAGAGCACCGTGAACAGCGGACCAAGGATGGCGATCAGGGTGCCGCGCACATCGGCAATCTGCTGCGCCGACAGCCCGAGCACCGACACGTCGTAGGCCTCCCCGGTCGGATGCGCGCCAGCCGCATGGCTGTCGGTGCCGGACGTAATCATCAGATCGACGCCGACCTGCTGCGCGGTGCGATCCAGCGCGGCCAGCAGGCGGAAACCGGCCGGGGCGATCACGTCGAAGCTCGCGGCGGGCCGATGTCTGACGACGTTCACCGCTGGCCTCCACTGAGCAGGGTCATGGCCGGTCCTCTTGCCGCGTCTCCAGCCGCACAATGCGAATCTCTAGCTCCCCGAGCTTGCCCTGCACGCGCCCGGCGGCATCAGACGCCCGCTGCCCGGCCTGATCAATCCGCGCGTCCAACTTCGCCACCATCTGCTGCAAGTCCGTGACGATGAGCGACCGCGCCTTGTGCGCTAACTCGCGCAGCTCGTGCTGTAGCCGTTCCTCGGTCAGCGCGGCTGGCCCCTCGATCCGCCGCTTCCACGCCCCGAGATTGACCAGCGTGCGCGAGAGAAACCACGCCCCACTGACGAGGGCCAGCGCCAATTCCAGCCCATGTTCGGCCAGCCAGCCCGTCATCTGTCACGGCCAGAGCCGGGCAATGACGGCCACGAGCACCGCGCAGCCAAGCCCGTATTCCACCGCGGTCCAATGCCGAGCCAACCAGGTCATTTCCAGGGCTGCGCCTTGTACGCATCGATAATCCGTGTCCGCGCCACGCCGAATTTGGTCTTAGTCTGCGCGTCGGTATCGGACGGAAACATCTGCTTCAAGATCGTCCAGACCACCGCAGAGGTCAGACGCTCGCCGTCCAACGCGGCTGTCACTTGCGCGTCAAGCTCGGCTTGCTCATGCGCTGGGTCATCGTTATCGAAGGCGTCGATGATCGGCTGCGCCGCCGCCTGCAGGTCGGTCGGTTGCACCGTCCATGTCGCCGTGTCCGCGCGGTCGCCAATGGTCACCCCCACCACGGGCACACCGGCCGACAGGAGGGCTCGAGTCACTCTCTCCGCGATCACTGGATCACCCCCTGAATCCCGGACTGGATCAGCGTGGCCACTCCGCCATCGCCGATCCATGTCGTCGTGCCAGTTGCTTCTGATTGTTCGAGCCACGCGTAATAGTGGTACCCCACCGCTGGGTAATGCACGATCGAGGAAACAATGGGTTGTATCTGATTCGCCACCAACGATCGCCCTTGATTACTCAGAAATCCAGTCGTGAACGCCGTCGTGGAGTCATACCCGATGCCGACTTCGACCTCGACGCCTACGTTGCTATTACGGAGCGCGGCGATCACTTGCGCAGACACCGTGACTTCGGCCACGCCCACGACGACGGCAAGCTGGTTCGCCACGTTGGCATTGGCTTGTCGCACCGTGGCGAGGGTATACGCCCATGAGTCCGCGGTTTCCAACGCGGCACGAAGAGGACGCGGCACTCGGTTGTAGTAGTTGAACAACAGACGATTAGCGAAACTGTCCTCGGTCTGATCCGTCGCCAGACAATAAAATGAGCCCACGTAGCGCCGGGTCAGCGCGCCCGTCTTGCTATACACACCGTTCTGGTACACCAGCGCCGTGGCCCGCGTGGTCGCATTCGTCCAGATGAGCGTTTCCAGCGTGAGCGTGCCCGCATTGTCATAGAGCCACACGTCGTACATATTCGACGCCGTGCAGGTAATGGCGAGGCTTAGCTCCGAAAAGCTGTACTGCTTCCATCGTGAGCCGTCGAACAGCGTGACGCGGTTGCCGCTGTAGGGCGTGTAGTAGATGGTGCCGGCCGCGGTCACGTTCGCCGTGGTCACCGGCGTGGCCGTCGTCAGCGTCAGCCGCCCGTCCATCGTGTCCAGGTTTTGCCCAACGTCCACAATCCACGCTGAACCGATATTGATAGCAAGGGATGTGGTGGACAGCGCCTGCCCCACGCTGCGCGCATTTGCGGGAGCTGTCGCCGTCACCCCCGCCGCTGTGCCGCTGACGTAATAGGTGGTACCAGCCGTCAGCCCGGAGAGGCCGGTAATCGTCCCGGCCATGCGAATCGTGCCACTCGTCCCAGACGTGATCGCGGCTGTCGCAAATCCCAAGACCGGATGAATCGACGCGTAGTAAAGATCGGCGTCCGCCGTGTACCATTGCCCCGCATTCAGCGAGCCCGACCCGTCTGAGAGGTAGAGCAGATCGCCTGCCGCCACTGTGGCCCCCGCCGTGCCCGTGATGTCCACGTTGAGCCCGGACACCGGCACCGCCGCGACGTTGTCTCGCGTGGCGAGCGTCGTCCCATGCGAGGCCGCCGAACACGGCACATTTTCATAGACGAACTTATAACTCGACCCAGGCGTCAGGTAGATGACGAAGCGGCCCGCGCTGTCGGCAATGACGGGATTGGCGTTTTCAGTCCCGCTGCTCGTGCTATAGGTCGTGGCTTCGGTGCTCGTCCCGGCTTCATACGTCCAGACGCAGCCCAGATTGACGATGTTGCCGGAGTTGTCCAGTAATGCCGGCAAGGCGTCAGGGGCCAGCGTGTAGGTCTGACTGGCCGCGAGGGACGGCCATAGCAGGGCGATCAGGAGTAGAATACCCGCGCGCATGTTCGTGATCTGGGCCATTGCCCTCCTCATTGGCGTCGAGGCGTTCTTTCTCATCGTGGATTACCTGGACCGCTGGACATTGAAGCGGAAGCGCCCGGCTGACCGTCGCTGGCGATAGCCACCACGGCCGTCCGAATCAGGGCCGGAGGCACCTTCGCAATCTGCCCAGCGTGGTTATAGAGGCCTCGCGCCAACAGCGACTTCACTGCTGGGCTGCGGTCCATTAGTGCGGCCAGAAACGTCGTCGGGTTATGCGCGACCCAAGCAAACCCAATCGGATCACGGTTCCCGGCCATTGCGACTCGACGCCCCACGGCATCGAGCGCCTCTAAGAGCTTTCCTTCTTTCGCGTTGAGCGCCGAGACGGCAGGCGCCTCAGCCGCGATGTCATCCTTCAGGCCCCTCGCAAGCGCCTTCTCGGCCTCAAGGCCTGCGGCGCGCTCCGTGCCGTACTTCTCACCAATCCGCGCGTACGTGCCCTGCTTCATGGCCTGCTTTTCCCCGATAGTCAGCGTGCCACGCGCAGAGATCGCCGGGTGTTCGAGAAAGTTCTGGCCCACCTGGCTAATCGCGTCCAGGTCGGCAGATGGATTCACCTGATTCGTGTATCGCTTCGACAGGCCTGACAGATGGCGCGTGGACGCGAGCGCAGGGCTCTCATGTGCCGCAACCGGACGAATGACCGCTTTGATTTCATCATTCGTGGCTGCGATCAGCCGCTGGAGTTTACCGACGCCCCCGGGCGTTACATTGATGCCCTCATCGAGCAGCGTTTTCACAACCTGTGGGGTCGCGCCCGGATCGGCCTTCGTCAAGAACTTCAACCCAGGCTTGACGGCCGACTGCATGATGCGCGCACCGATGGGCTTGACTACGGCCCCGAGGCCAAGGCCAACGCCTTCAGCGGCCCCTTGCACCACACCGGCTTTCGCCATCGCGCCAGCAGCTTCGCCAATAGACGCTGGCGCAGTCCGGCCGCGCGCACGGTTCACAAGTTCCCTGTACGCCTCTCCGGCCATGCCACCGAGCGCCGCGCCACCGAGCGAGCCCACTGGACCGCCAGCCGCACCAGCCACGCCCCCAACGGTTCCGCCGATGGCCGGGAGCCATTCGGTCACCTTGTCGATCCAGTCGGACTCCGCCACGGGCTGACGGCGATCTGACCCGCGCGCCTGCTCGGCCAGTGCGGCATAGTCCACCTTCTTGTCGTACTTACCGGATGCGTAGTCGTCGTGCAATTGCGAGGCGTACGCGGTCGCCGCTGCTGGCGTGTCGAACATCCCGAGGTGCCGGCCAGTCTTTCTGTACTCGGCCAGAATGTCATCGGCTGTCTTCAGATGTCGGCCATCTGGCGTGACAGACGGCAAGAGCACTTCGCGCCCATCAATGTTGTAACTGGATGAATCGACCGTGCTCGTCGTGCCGTCAGGGTTCTTGACCTTCGGCTGCGCGTATAAATCCACGTTCCCTGGCTGTAACGGCCTGCCAGTGGTTTTCTGTCGCGCTTGTGCCGCCAGTGCCGCGTAATCGACTTGCGGCATCTACTTGATCCCCGCCAACTTCTTGAAGGCGTCCGCTTCGGCCTGCGTGGCGAAGGGATGCGTCGAGCCATCAGGGGCCGTCACGGTGATTTGGCCGCCACTCTGATCCCGCGGAGGACGCGCGTTGAAGCGGGACACGTCATAGCCCGCATCGCCAAGTGCATCGAGTAGCGTCTGCCTGCGCTGAAGAATGGCTTTCTCTAGCCCAGCCAGCTTTGTTTCCACGACCTCCGACACGTCGCTGATAATCGGCAGAATTTTTTCGTACTTGTATTCGTCCTCTTTACGCAGCACTCCGCCTTCAAGGGCCTTTCCGATGACCTGCTTTACGCGGTCAATCACGCCCTGCTTGGATTTCGCTGTGGCTCCAAACCCGGTCCACTCCGTGACCCAATTCGGCACCGACGCGCCAATCTTCGCGCGGGTGCCAGTTGGGGACGATTCGCCCTCTTTTGGCGTCACCGTCGCGCGGAGCACCCTTAGATCGTCCAGTGACGTATCGAATTCCGCGATCCTCCCAGCATCGCCGGACACGACCGGCCGCCCCTGTTTCGCATTGCGGGCGTTCTCTTCCATGGCCCGGTTATGCCGCGCCGTCTCAGTGGCCTGCGCCTCTGATCGTCCAGCCGTGATACCTGCGATGCGCTCCTGTTCCTTGTTGTGCCGCGCCACTTCCGCCGCCTGCGCCGATGCCCGCGTGTTATCGGCCGCCATGTCCGCGGCCGTCCGATTCTCCGTTGCCGTCTTGAGCGCCCGATCCGCCTCTTCGCCCGTCAGCTTCCGCTGTGTCGGTGACTTCTCAATCAGGCTGTCGATGATCTGCGGCAGGGCATCCGGCCGCTGCTTGAGTAGCCCGCGGATCTGCTTGGTATCGTGGCCGTCAGCATCCGCCTGTGCCAACGCCCACTCAATCGCCATCGGATCGTATTTGGCTTTCTTCACGCCAGCCGCGAGCGCCCCGAAGTAGTCGGACTCCAGCCCTTGCACTTCCGTACGCTTGGCCTGCAGCCCCAGCCGCGCTGTTTCCAGGCTGGCGTGCGTCTGCTCGTAGATGGGAATCAAATCGCCTCGCCCAAGCTGCTGTAGCTGCGCCTTGACGGAGTCTGGGTCGAGCCCGCTCCCCTGCGCGGACCCCAGGATCGACTTGTCCTCAGCCGCCTGCTTCGCGCTGGCAATCTGCATCCGGCCAAGTTCAAGATCCTGCCGGCCCGCTTCGAGCTTCTGCGCCCGGAGCGGCGCTTCCTCACGCTGCTTCATGTAGCCCGTCAGCGCATCCCCGACACTCCCGGCGATGTTCTGCACGGCCCCGCCCCACGCCTGTCCGCGCATCTCTGCGGCTCGCGCCTGCGCGTTCGCAATCTGGATTGCACGATTGGCGTCAATATCGCCACGCCGGGCGATCAGATCGCCAATCGTGCCGGCAAAGCGGCTGGTGTCGGTCGGGTCGTAGCGGTATACAGGCATGTCAGATCGTCGCCAGCTTGAGCCCGAAGTCTCGGTCGTTCTCCCACATCCGGCGCCCGTTCAGGAACTGGTCCCAGGCGTTCTGATATTGCATGTCGTTATCGTGCTGAATCACGCCGGTCTGCGTGCTGTACCCCAGCCGCGACATATCCACACCGGCGCGCCACTGCTCCTGCTGCGGAATCCAGGTATCGATCCCGGTCTGATAGGCGGCCTTGTAGGGGTCCACGTACTGCGTCTGGTAGTTCGTGTTGTACGTGTCAACCGCCCCGGCGCGGTTGCGGTCATAGGTCGCTGCGCGGTTGCCTTCGTTGACGTTGTAGGCGTTGAACCGATTGCCCTCGTTCGTGTTAAAGGCGTTGTAATCCCGGTTCCAGATGTTGCCGTATTCCTGCGAGGCCGCATTGCCGCCATACTCGAGCAGCGCCTTCGCGGTGCCGGAATCGTTCAGGGTGCCGCGTGCAGCTGCCCATCGCTGCAGAGAGTCTTCACCCTGTCCCTTGCGCCACTGATAGCTGGGATCGACCAGCATCTGATCGACCGAGGGTGCGCGAAACGTCTCTGGCGCAAACGGCGCAGGGGCGGTATACGGGTCGTAGCTGAACGCTGGCGGCGCGGCCCACGTCGGCAGGTTCGGCGTCGGCGCATTCGGCACCGTGGGCAGGGCGGGATACGCCTGCCGAGACGGGGCCGTGAACGAG